CAGGATTATCAGGGATATTTGCAAGAATGTAGGGATAACCAATATGATTAAGTTATATCAGGGTGGAAAATATGTAGAAGGAGAGAAGTGGACGTTTGTTTCAAGCCACACGGCACGAAGAACGGCAGCAACGCTTTTGTATTTAAAAGGGATAGACGTTTATCAAATATCAAAATTATTAGGGCATAGTGCGATTGAACAAACCGAAAGATATATTTGTGTTTCTCTTATGGAGAACAACCCGCAACTAAAAGAATTTTACGCAAATTTTAAATAAGATGGACAAAGAGAAAAACTTAACAGCCCGATTAATGCGGCAATTTGACTGCGAAGCGAATGATGTTTACTTTGCAATGTTAATATCGAAAGGACTGCCTTTGGCGGAGGCATATATAGCCATATTCAGACCGCTTACCGCAGGTGGAGCTACGTTGGCCAGAAAACATATCAGGGAGAATCCTCAAATAAACTCTCTGATAACCTATTTGAAAACAGAAAAAACAACGGCAGAAAACAACGTATTGACAGAGGACGTAAGTATGCTTGTCGAAAGTTACAAAGACAAGGACTTTATCATAGCCGAACTTATCAAGTCCCTAAACGGGCTTACAGGTAAGGATAGGGCTGATGTTTTAAACAGAATAGCAGACCTACAACAAATGAAGAAGGAGGAGATTAAGAACGAAGAGGAGAGAGTTCACTTCTATCTTCCTCTTCCCATCTGTAAGGACTGTCCGAATAAGAATAATTTAGTGCGGTGATTAGAAAACAACCACCTCAATTCTTTATTATAATTTAAAACGGAAGAGAATCATCTTCCTTATTTGATGTTTCTTCTTTCTTTTTATAAGGTTCTTGCATAGTAATGTTAAATCCTTTAATTTTGTCGCTCTTTGGAATCCATAGTGCAACATCAACGTCATCTCCGTTTAAGTCTTTGATAATTCCCTTTGCATAAGGTTGATTTCCTCCCTTAACGTAGTTTTCGTTTTTCCAAAGCGTTCCAGTTCCGGCTTTTGGTTCGTAATTGTTCATTGTCTTAATTTTTTACGTTAGTATATTATTTTAATTGAACCATTGTAGTTCTGTTTTACCATTGTATCCATTCACCCACAAATACCACCCATACGCAACTGCGCTTCCTCCACCTTCAATCATTTTGTCGAACTCTGCATTTTTGGCGCAAAGCAATCGAGACGATGATACGTAAATTGTTCTTGGAGGATATTTGAGAAACAAATTTTTTCTTGCCTTACCCTCCATAAATTGAAGTTTAAGAAACATTGCAACCTTATGTCCTTCTGTTACGGTTTCTATTGCTTTCTCAACGAACTCCTTTGCAAATTTATAGGGCGGATTCGTAATTATATCTCCATCCCATCTATCTTGTGTTTTCAGAAAGTCAACACCGCCTTCTCCATATCCGCGATAAATTAAATCGGTGCTTTTTACGTTATATCCTGCGCTTTCAAAAACTTTGCTCAAACTACCATCGCCACAAGCACACTCCCATATATTTGTAGAAAATGTTTCTAACTCCAAAAGTAATTTAGCAGCCTTTGGTTCGGTGGCATAAAAATCTTCTGTCTGTCTGTCTTTATCTGTATGGTTACTTGCTCCAAGCGTCTTGTAAATGCTATTGCTATTACCCGTCCAATCTGTCATAATTATTTTAATTTTGTTGTTAATTGTTTTATATTCACCCACTTATTGTTATCGAAAAACACAGCCAGTGAAACGATATGTATCTTTCAAAAACATCTATCTCTATTGTTACTGTCATTTAATAGATTCAAAGATAGCACTTTTTTCAATACTATCCAAATATTTAATCGATTATTTTTTTGTTTTTAGAAACTTATTCGTTTTAAATATCGTTTAGTTTGTTCCATAATTCAATTGCAAGTTTATCTTTCATACTAAGCAAATTTTTAAACATTTTTATTTGCTTAATAACAGTTGATCTCTCTTTCCCTTGTAATTTTGCAATATAGGTTGAGCTGTAACCTTTTAGGTTTAAATAATAAGATATTGCTTGTCTGCACGCACTGTTAAATGTGCTATTATTAGCAGAAAGTAAATTGGGATTACCAAGTTTTTGGGCTAATAATTCAAATTGATTCATTGTTAAATAATTTTAATTGTTCGAGTATTAATTAGTTTTTATTATTTTACTTCTCTCATTTCGTCAAAATCGCTTTCTGTAATAACATAATTACATTTTTCACAAATATGTATATACGTGTAAAATGGTAAAGTTTTTTTAACTCGTGCGTCTTGTACGTGCCCGCATTGTGGACATTTTATTTTAATAAATTCTTCTGTTTTCATATTTGTAAACTTTTAATTATATATCTAATTTTTTCACAGCCAATAGCAAAAGGATAATACCATAGTTTTTTTATAAATAAATATCTTCGTCCTTTTTCATAACTGTAACCGTAAAATAATCCTTCGTGAAATTTCGGAGCAATTATATTTTTATCTCCAGCTTTTAAATATGTAAAAAAAGAATAAAATTCAATTATTTCACAAGTGGTTATTCTATCATTTATGGCTAAATAAATTTTATCGCCTCTTTTCATAATTTTCTTTTATATATTTTTTAAAAATATAAAATAACGAACGGCTTTTCATTCCTTCTTTCTTTTGTAATAATTTAGATGTATCACGAGCAGCTTCTAATGCTATTTTAGTAAAATCATCGACTTTATGAGTATCTTTTTCTTCATAAAATATCGTTCCAATAAATCCATCAGAGAATAAAGAAGAAGGTTCTATTATTTTTACATTAACACTAAGCACATTAATATCTTTTTTGTTTACAAATTCTTCAAACTCTTCTTTTGTGTATTTAATTTCTATTTTTTTCATATTTATTTAATTTAATAAATTTTAGTTGTTTTTATCATTATTTTTCGGTAACCGCAACATATCGAAAAGTATTTCTGCGCCTTCCATGTGCGCTTTGATTTGTAATTCATATTCCCAACAATTACTTGTATATCTTCTTTCGAGCTCTTTACGTAATTCTCGCATTATAGCACTTTTATTCACTTTACTTTTTAACTTTATCATAATTGTAAATTTTAAATTTTAAAACGGCAAATCATCGTCTCGTTCATAATTTCCAGAGACAAATGTAGAATTTCGTGGAGCTTCATCTCTAAAATCAGATATTGTTTCATCAACCCAAAATTTAACATCTCCAACCATTCCTTCTCTGTTTTTCGCTATTCGTACTATTCCATCATGTTTATTTGCATTATCGTTGTAATAATGTTCTCTATGTATAAATAAAACAACATCAGCATCTTGTTCTATTGCACCACTATCTCTAAGGTCTGCAAGAATAGGTATTTTATCTGTTCTACGTTCAACTTCTCTATTTAATTGAGACAACAATACAACTGGCACACTTAATTCTTTAGCCATTATTTTAAGAGTCCTTGTTATTTCAGAAATTTCATTGTTTTTTGTTCTATCTTTCATGTGTTGAGCTTCAATCAATTGTAGATAATCAATCAACACAATATCACATTTACCTTTTCTTTTAAGTTTTTTTGCTTGTGATTTAATTTGTTGAACAGTCATAAGGGCTGTATCGTTTATTTCGATAGGTAACGACGCTATTCTTTCCCTTCCATAAATCATCAACTCATATTCCTCTGATGTTAATCTTCCTGCTTTATAATTACCAGAATCAATTCCGCTTTCTGCTATAATCATTCTATCAACCAAAGAAACATTAGTCATTTCAAGAGAAACAATAAAGATATTATGTCCTCGTTTAGCTGCTTTTCTTGCTATATTTAACATAAATGATGTTTTACCCATAGCAGGTCTTGCTGCAATAATATTCAATGAACCAGCTTGAAATCCATTTAATACCCTATCTAACCTATTAAGTCCAGTATGAACCCCAATAGATTGTCCTTCGTTAACACGTTTTACTCTTTCCTGATATGCTTCAAAGGATTCATCAACTACAGAAGAAATTGGTATTGTTTCATTTTCTATTGTGTTGTTTACAATATTTTCAATGTTGGATAGATGATTATCAATCAAATCAGAAACATCAACAGACGCATCTTCACTATCTGATACGGTTTTAGCACAAGAAAGAATTAATTTACGTCTCAAATAATCTTGATAAATAATTGTTGCGTGCGTTTTTATATGAGCCGCAGAACAGACATTAACAGTTAAAAGAGTTATTCTTGTAATATCTACATTTTCATTCGTTTTTTTTAGTTCCTCCGCTACCGTTATTAAATCAACTTTTGAATTTTCCTCAACTTTTAAAATAGCTTCATAAATTGATTTAAGAAATTCGTCATAAAACATTTCAGGCTTTAGAAAGTCAATAACCTCATATACGGCATTCTTTTCTAAAAGCATTGCCCCTATAGTTGCTTTTTCTGCTTCTTCATTATGAGGTAAAACAATATTCTGTAAATTGAAATTATTTTCTTCATGTTTATTTTTCATTGTTTGTCTTTCACTAAATCTTGCCATAATTTTTGCCTAAGTCTTCCTGATTGTTTAAAAAAATAGATTGTCAATTTAATGTTTTATCTTCGTTTGTTTTCGCTTTTTTATATATCTCAAAAAGAAGGTTCGGACACGGGTAATCAATATCTATTAGAAATTTAGATTTACCACATTCATTAATGAATGTGCTATTAATTGATATAACCCCAGCTTTTAAAGCCCCAATCATTGCATTTTCAAATGCTTCAAATTCTTTTTTTGTTTCCATAATTATGAA